TGGTATTGATGGCCGTAAAATTAAAATTACCGATGCATTAATGCCGGCTAACCCATACGGTGCAAGTAAAGCTGCAACAGATTTATATTTGCAAGAACGATTTATAAACAATAAAATTACAGGGTTTATAACCAGAGCATTTTCTCATACAGGTCCAAGGCGAGGTAAAACATTTTCTATATCATCAGACGCATATCAAGTTGCAAGTATGATGCTTGGTAAACAAAATAATAAATTACGCGTAGGTAATCTATCAACGGTTAGAGTAGTTTTAGATGTTAGAGATATTGTAAATGCATATTATAAATTAATGATGACAGATAAGTCAAATGGTAAAATTTTTAATATTGGAGGTGACGTACCTCGTGAGATGGGGTTTTATACAGACAAACTTATTGAGTTTAGTGGATTAACTAATGTAGAAAAAATTATTGACCCATTAATTTATAGACCGTATGATATTCAATATCAGTGGGGAGATATTAGTGAATTGCTTGAAATAACAGACTGGAAACAAACATACACTATAGACCAAACTATTCAAGATCTTCTTAACTATTGGGTAAAAAAGCTTAGTTAATGAACTTTGTTTTATTTCATATAGGAGTAGACTTTCCAATACATGTCGAACACTGTATTAGAAATATACAACAATTTACCCCTAATAGTAAAATCTATTTCTTAACAGACAAACAAGTATCATTCAATAAAGTAGAAACCATTAATGTAGCAGACTTTAATAGTTATAAATTGCTTGAATCGAATTTTTTTAAAAACTCATACCATGCTTCGTTATTTAGAAATTCGTTGTTTAGGTTTTTCTTTATAAATGAATTGATAAAGAAATATAGCTTAAAAAATGTAATACATTTTGATAATGACGTGCTTATATACAATGATTATACGAAGTTTATAGGTATTTTACAACAAAATAATATATCTATAACACCGCATTCGAATGAAGAGTATGTTTGCGGTACTATGTATATAAGAGATAATATTGATATCATCTGCGAGTTTTTTGCAAAATTAATTTTTAAAGACTCTTTTAGTTTAGATCAATATGCAGGGCAGGGATTTATGCCTAATGAAATGAGATTACTGAGTAAATTAAATAAAGAAACAAATTGTTTAAGTTTATTACCTATACTCCCAGTAGGTGAGTTTTCAGTCAATTTTGATAAATTTAATTCTTTATTTGACCCGTCATCGTATGGGCAGCATGTAGGCGGTACACCAGATAGACCAGAAGGTGGATGGGTAGCGGCGCAAAATAATCACAGATCTATAGATCAAATGTTAAATAAAAATACAATCGAAGTTGTGTTTGAGAATAAGTTGCCGTACGTAAAACATGATAACAAGTTAATTAAGCTCAATAACTTACACATTCATAGTAAACAATTAAGTAAATATACATAAATGATATCAGGTGAATTATTCCAATCTTTATCGCAAATAAGTTTTTGCACAGAAAAAAACTGCATTATTAATGATCAATTAAAACATATGCCGCAAAATGTGCATATTATAAAAGAGTTTCCGGTCGAAAATATAAAACAGTATCAAAAAATATTTATATATTCTCATGATATACATGCATTTTTTAGTAAATTTTTAGACCATCTATCAAGCAACACAACTATAATTACCCACAATTCAGATATAGGAGTCGATGAATCATGTTTAAAATATCTTGAATCCCCTAATATTAACAAATGGTTCTGCCAGAACAGACACATCACACATCAGAAGTTATTTTCCTTACCTATAGGAATTGCAAACGGTCAATGGCTGCATGGCAATATGCAAGCATTAAAGAGAGTTATAGATACGAAGCCTTTAAAAAATAATTTAATATATAAAAGTTTCGACATAGGTACTAATATCAATAAAAGAAATTATGTAAACCTAATAACAAACAACAACGGCATATATATGAATCCGAATTTTGAATTCCCGCGATATATTGAAGAATTATCTAAATATTTATTCGCTATATCGCCTCCAGGTAATGGAGTCGATTGCCATCGAATATGGGAATGTTTATCATTAAATGTTATACCGATAGTTGAAGATAATGAGTGTTTTAGTCAATTTAAACACTTACCAATTATGTTTATAAATAACTGGCAAGATGTAACGGTGCCAATGTTAAAAGATAAAATACCGCAATATATAGGTAAAAAATTCGACCTATCGGTTTTAGATATAAATTATTGGAGGAAAATTATATGATTGGTATTATTAGTAGAGATGAAATAGAATTTGTAAGCCATGGGCTATTTCAGAATTTTAGATTTGCTTTAAAAAATTATTTAAATGTAGAGTTCAAAAACGTTAATAGCGTTCAAGATTTAGACAACATTGAAATTCTCTTTATTATAGATGAACATTTTGGGCCGCATGTAGATATTTGGAAAAATGATGCATTTATAAACCAATTAAACAGCCGTAATATAAGAACAATTATCTTTAATTTTGAAAAAATTTATGACGCTTTATTCCCATGGAATGTAGATCATCAACGTAATGTAGATCGAATTAAAAACCTTGTGCAGTTGGTGAGTGATATTAATGATGCCAAAATTTTAAATAGACCTGTTATAAATAAACAACTTTTATCCCGAGATACTATATTAGTAGAACCTGGCGATAAAATTAACGAAATACTTTTTATAGGCCAAATAAATCCTCACGTTTACGTAAGACGTAGAGAGGTTTTAAATTATTTAACTGGTAAAAACTTACCATTAAAAATTATAAATTCAGACAGAAAATATACATATAATGAATATCTTAAATTACTGGCAAGTTATAAGTACATACTTAACCCGCTCGGCACTGGACATTTTTTAAATTTAAGATTTTACGAAGCATTAAAAGTAGGAAGTATTCCTATACAACAAGTTACTAATGACATGGTTTTAAGTTATAGCGAGTTAAATAATGGATATTGTGTAAATTTTAAACATCCAGAACAATTAACTGAATTGCCGACATTAGACTATAAACCATTTAATTACTATCTAGAAGATTATTTCTTAGAAATAAATTTAAAACAATATGTGTAAACCTTATAATCAAACAGTTGATATTATAAAATTTAAACTATAATATCGTATGATTATTAGAGATGTTCCGGTTTATGATGGGATGTTAATTCACAAGCGATTTGCCTATACATATTTTCGTAAAAAGACTTTACCTATAGGCAATATCGTTGCATTTAGAGCACCAATGCATGTACTTGCAAATGGTATGATTGATAGTGAAGATATCTTAAAGAATGATTTTATATATAGCGACGATGCAATTAACTTTTGCTGGGAGATACCAAATTTAGATCCATTCGGTGCAGTTGCTTGGCAAAGACTATTCAATACTCAAATTGCTAATATCCTATCTTCAATTCTTAAAAAGCCAATTGAAGTAGATGGTGATGATCTTTTAGTTCATAATGAATTTGAAGGTAGCGACGGGTCTTTACAGAAAGTAGGTAAGTGCAGTGTCAGTATAACATATTCAAAAAACAACGTAGCGATAGGCCATACAGGCATTAATGTCAATGCAGGACGTAAAGCTCCTAATTTTGCTTATAGCACTAAGCTTACTGATGAGCAGGTAGATAGTCTTATGAAAGCTGTAATTGATCTTTTTTATGCTTTAAATGATGACATTTTTATAGCTACTAGCAAAGTCATATGCTAATATTAGATGACAATATTTGAATATATTAATTCGATAGTTTTTTCTAAGAAAAAAATTGAACTAAATTGCGATGATGCTTCGACGTTTAGTGTGTTTATGCTTAATCGTTGGATTTCTTTTTATTCTAACGAAACTGTCAATTATATAAACCAAACAACTAATAAGTACAGCGGGCTATTTGATAATAAGCAAGACCAATATAATTTTTTATATAATATTATACCTGCGTTAAAATTTAAACGTATCAATTATATAAAGAAAACTAAAAAAGATAAAGATACGGAGGAAGTGATTACGCAAATAACTCCTGATTTTATAAGCAAAAAAGAACACAACTATAACATTGAATTATTAAAACTGCTTAGTAAATAAAATATATGGCACAAGTATCTATAGACACATTAGAAACAAGAAAGAGTTTAATTGACCTTGATAGTTACGGTAAAGGTAACTTTGGATTAGGTGATGACTTTGAGTTATCATTTATATTTGATGATATAGTATTGGTCGAGTTTATTGACGAAGCTAATGGCCCTCAAGGGGATGTTATAATCAGGAACGGTTTATATGTCCCGGTAAATGCTTTAATTAAAGCTTGGAGAAAAGCTAAAGTTGTTTTAGTAGGCCCTAGCGTGAAATATTGCAAGCAGGGAGATATAGTAATTTTTCCTAATGATAAAGGAGCAGCAGTTTCGAATATAATTATACAAGGCTACGGTAAATTAACTAAAGGCGTCTTTTTAAATGAACAAAGACTATTCGGTATTTGTAAAAATATAAATTCAGATTCGTTAGCAGAAAATATACAACATGATAACAACCCTAGAAAATCTACAAACGCTTCTAAAAGAAAACGTTTGTGAATTAATTATTGTAAGACGTAGACCTCGCGCAGGTAAGTCTGCCGCGCGACGTATGTTGTGTACTTTAGACCAGGATATTTTAAATAGTACTAATGGTAGACTATCATTAAACTTTAAACCAGCTGGCCAACCATTACCATATAACGCAGTTTCGAAAAATTTATTGCCAGTGTGGGATATATTAATGCAAGATTGGAGAATGGTAAATTTAAATAGTTGCGATATAGTTAAAACAATAAAAAGAAATGAATTTTGGGAGTACTTTAATAAAACATTAATGACTATGTCACCGCAAGAAAAAATAACTTACATGAATGTATGACCGAAGAATCTGAAAAATTAATTAATAACTTTTTACAAAAAGATGTAGTTTTCTTTATTAATAAAGAAAAGCCAATAAAAACTGGCAAGTTGTTAATTTTTAAGTTTAAAGACTTTTATTTTAATTTTATACTCAAAAATAATAACGTAAATAAAATTTTTGAAATACCGTATCCATTTAACATAACTAAAGGAGTTAATAGTTTAATTTTTTCATATACGTTAGAAGATTTTTCACAAAAAAATATGGATTTATATTATAAATCATTAATCTTGAAACCAAAAAAGAAAAATAAATTATATAATTCTATGGTTGTTTTATCTTCGTTAAACTAATATAATAGGTAGTGTATAGTAAATATCTTTCGAAATTTCCGGCTAATTATGACCCGAATAGCCAGCAAATCGATCTTATAAAAAGAGTCGAACAAGCATACGCAGACGGTTATAAATTTGTTATATGTGCTGCTCCTACCGGCTCAGGTAAGAGTTTTTTAGCTAAAACTTTAGGTAATGTATCAAATAAGTGTTCAACAGAGTTTAACGAGTTAATTACATCGTATGATGCCTATAGGCAAGACTATATGGGTAATTATATTAACGAAGTGGATTGTTTAAACCAACCGCCATCAGGCGCATTTGCATTAACCATAACTAAGTCATTGCAGGACCAGTATTATAAGTTATTTGATGACACTACTTTATTAAAAGGTAAAAATAATTATCAATGTGCTGTTGATGTTAATGTAGACGTAGAGAATGCTCCATGCTTATTAACCCCTAAAATGAAAGAAAATTGCTGGTCAAATAATATATGCCCTTATTATAATTCTCGGAACCGAGCGTTGACTAGCGAATTTGCAGTTTTAAATTACAAAATGTTTTTATCTTTACCCGGGCATGTTAAACGTAAAAACTTTATAATTTGCGACGAAGCTGCTGAACTAGAAGATGAATTAGTAAAGCAATTTACCGTTTTTATCGACCCAGACAAGCTTAAGCTTAATGGTATTAAAGTACCATACCTATATACGACAGAGCATGAAGAAGTCTTAAAGTGGCAAAATCAAGTAATGGTATCTGTAAGCGAATATATAAACGTATTAATTGACCGTAATAATAATAAGTCTACATCTCTTAATATAAATGATAAAACTAAGCTTAATTGGTTACGTAATCTACACCGTACATTAAGTCTTATAGATCAAACTTGGGATAAATGTGAATATATATGCCAGAGAGAAGGCAAAACAGTAAAATTAACCCCTTTCAAAGTAGATAACCTTTCAAAGTATATTTTTGATTACGCAGATAATGTATTATTAATGTCTGCAACAATTGTAGACCATAAAAATTATGCCAAGACTTTAGGCATTAAAGATTACAAGTTTATTGAAGTTGATAGCGTTTTTGATGCTAAAAAAGCGCCCATATATGTATCGGTAAATAATAAGCTAAACCATATTAATATGGAAAAAATGTTACCTAAAATTGTAGATCAAATTGAAAGCATTTGCAAAAGTCATGAAGGTGATAAAGGATTAATACATACGCATACAATGCAAATTACAAAATATTTGCAAAAAAAATTAAAAGGTAGTCGATTTTTATTTAGAGATGCAGAATCTAAAAATGAAAATATTTTAAAAGATCATTATAGATCAAAAGATGCAACAGTAATTGTAAGCCCGTCGATGACCCATGGTGTAGACTTAAAAGATGATTATGCTAGATTTCAGATAATAGTTAAAGCAGGATATTTACCTTTAGGAGATTTAAGAATAAAACGGCTGTTCGATGATGATAAAGTATGGTATACCAATAAAATGCTTGGTAACCTTATACAAGCTTGTGGTAGAGGTATCAGAAGTAAAGATGATTATTGTATAACGTATATCTTAGATGGTGCTATTCATCAAGCAGTTGTAACAAATAAGTCAAAGTTACCGCAGTATTTTATTGATAGATTTGTTTAAATAGATATGATGATACCGTTTAAAGAGTTTATTGAAAATGATACTAAAAATGAGGGAGTTATGAATACACTTAAATCTTTAGCTCTTGCCGGAGCAGTTGCTGGGTCTGCTGCAGCTGCACCTAATAGCTTTAATGTGCCTTTTAAATCAGATAAACCTATTTTAACCCAGCAACAGCAAGCCAGAGCGTATCCATTACCTACTAAAAAGGAATTATTCCATACATTAAAAAAGCATGAAGGGTTTGAAAGGAAAGCATATCCAGACGTGACTGGGATGTCAATAGGTATCGGATTCCATTTATCCGACCCTTCAAACAAGGCAATTTTAAATAGATTACACATTACTAATAAGGATATAAAAAACGGATTAAATGACTTTCAAATTGAAAATCTATTCTATGCACGGTTAGAAGTAGCTGTAAAAGATGCAAAATCTTTTATAGGCGCTAATACGTTCATAACATTACCTACCCAAGTTCAAGCAGCTTTAATTAATATGTCATATAATTTAGGTATAAATAGACTGAATAAATTTGTAGATTTAAAAGCTGCTTTAATTAAGTATGATTTTAAAGAAGCAGCGTTAGAAATGAAAGATAGTTTATGGGCACAACAAACCGGTAACCGTGCCACAGAATTAGCTAATATAGTTAGGAATGCTAAGCTTTAGTTTTTTTCTTTCTTCTTCGCGGTAAAGGTATTAATACAGCCGTGTTATGAATATTACCTTTAGTTGACTGGTCATTCATCGTAGTAGCCATTGACCCTTGCGCAGCATCTCTCTTTTTACCATTAAATCGATTATCATAAGGCGCAACCCTGGATTCTTGCACATTAATTTTTTTTAATATACTATCTACTAATAGATTGAATTCCATAATATTATTTATATAATGATATATGAATAACAGTAAAAAACTTACTTGCATTATTACAGGTAAAAGTGTAACAATAAGTGGAGATTATTTAGATAAAAAAATAGAAGAATTTGGTAATGAACAGGTTTTAGAAAATTTATACATCTGCAAAGAAGTTAAAAGTTTGCTTAAAAAAGGATACAATATTATAGATATAAGAAAAATATTAAATGTATCAGAAGAAGAAGATTTGCCTACAAAAGAAATTATAACTGCTTTAGAAGCGGATTATCAAAAATCGCCTTTTAAAACTAACGATGCAACTAGTTCTATTGCTTCTTTAACTTCATTTACATATAATAAATCTGATTTAGATGTTGAATATTTTATAAATAACCTTATACTAAAGCTATGAATCTTATATATTCGATGAACAAAAGAAGTGATAACACACTTGCAATTTATAACGCTACTACAGGCCAAACAACTAAAATTGTAAGTGTCGATGGGTCTATTATCGGTACCCCGAACGTGTCAGGCAGTACTGGCACGGTAAATGTTAAAAAAGGCACAACTACAAAAGTATACGTGTATGATTTGCGTAACGGATCAGTTCAGAAAATCTATAACGTATGATTACTATTGAACATTCATTTGAAGAAATTCAAGAAAAGGATTTTAGTCCAACCCCGCCTAAACAATATCCAATATTGTTTTTAGGGTTCGTTATTAAAAATCAATATGATAATATGCGTATTGAATTGAATAGTAAATACAACCCGGTTAAATTTTATCATGTTCTTAAGTCAGGAGTTATACCTTTAAACGGTATAGTTCTTACGCCAAACGATAACTTAAAAAAGGTTATTGAATCCATTACAAATCAAGAGAAATCAAATAATATGAATTTAGTTATATATGAAAACTTAATCTCGCAATTTAATTTTAGTTGTAAAGAGACATACGGATATTTTCAAAAAGGTATATATCCATTAGATTTTAATAATTTGAAATCTGTATGCGATGATGATTTTAATTTAGATAAAAAAATATTTCAGCACCTTCTGTGCATCGATGATAGTATTTTTGACTTTCAGAAATTTGCAGCGTTAAAATTATTTATTTTAACATAATTTATCTTTTAAACTTAAAATCTTTCATTAAATAATTTTCAATAATTTATGAGTCTAAAAGCATTGTCCGATTATACCGTCTACGCAAAATACGCAAGATATCTTCCAGAAAAAAAGCGTCGTGAATCATGGGAGGAAATGGTTGACAGAGTGTTTCAAATGCACTTAAACCGTTTTGAATCTGCAATATCTAAAAATGAAGAACTAAAAGCGGATATTTTATTTGCTAAGCAACAAGTTAAAAAGAAGAGAGTTCTCGGTGCTCAACGTATTTTGCAATTTGGTGGTGACCCAATATTAAAACATAACGCAAAAGTGTTTAATTGTTCGTTTGGATATCTCGATCGAGTAAAAGCTTTTCAAGAAACAATGTATTTGCTGCTATGCGGATGCGGTGTCGGATTTAGTGTTCAGTTTAAACATATTAAAAAAATACCAAATATTGCTGCCCCTACTAAAGGAATAAAAGTATTTAAACCTGAAGATAGTATTGAAGGTTGGGCTGATTGTGTTGGCGTGTTAATGTCTTCTTTCTTTACTAAAGACGCAACGTTTCCAGAATATAAAGGACATGAAATTAAGTTTAACTTTTCTAATATCCGACCAGAAGGTACCTTAATTGCAGGTCAATTTAAAGCGCCTGGCCATAAAGGGCTTGAACAAGCTCTAGAAAAGGTAAGAGAAGTTATTGTAAATAGACTTACAGCTGGTGAAACAAAACTACACGCTATTGACGTTTATGATATTATAATGCATTTTAGTAATGCAGTACTTAGCGGCGGTGTACGTAGAAGCGCAACTATCTGTTTGTTTAGTAAGACAGATAAAGAGATGATGGGTGCAAAGACTGGTAACTGGTTTTTAACCCATCCTCAACGTGCTCGCTCTAATAATTCTGTTTTATTAGTTAAAGATGATATTACAAAAGAAGAATTTTCAACTATTATCGAATCAACTAAGCAATTCGGCGAACCTGGGTTCGTTTTTGCTGATAGTGAAGATTGCGGATACAATCCTTGTGTAGAAATTGGATTATATCCTCAAACAAAAGATGGGCGGTCTGGTTGGCAGTTTTGTAACTTGTGCGAGATTAACGGTAAATTTTGCGATACAGAAGAAAAGTTTATCCAAGCATGCCGTGCTGCAGCTATTATCGGCACTCTTCAAGCAGGCTATACAGATTTTAAGTATCTATCACCTGAAACAAAAGAAATTACAGATCAAGAAGCTCTTCTAGGATGTTCAATTACAGGTATAATGGATAACCCTGATATTCTTTTAAATCCAGAAATACAACGTAGAGGTGCAAAAGAAATTCGTAAGATGAATGATAAAATTGCGAAGTTAATTGGTATAAACCCTGCAGCAAGAACAACTTGTGTTAAACCGGCAGGATCAACTTCATGTGTATTAGGGACTGCATCAGGTATTCACCCTCACCATGCTAAACGTTATATTCGTAGAGTACAGGCTAATTATTTAGAATATCCTCTTAAAAAGTTTAGCGAGGTCAATCCTATTGCGATTGAAAAATCTGTATGGAGTTCATCCGGTACAGATATGGTAATATCATTTTTATGTGAAGTACCAAAAGGTGCAGTTGTTAAAAATAACTTAAGAGCTGTGGAGCTCTTAGAAAAAGTAAAAACTACCCAGCAAAATTGGGTTGAAGCAGGTACTAATAAAGAACTCTGCTTATTACAATCGTTAAGACATAATGTTAGCAATACAATAACCGTAAATGATGATGAGTGGGATGAAGTTAGAGATTATATTTACAACAATAAAAAATGGTTTGCTGGTATATCTTTATTATCAGCAGCAGGCGATTTGGATTATCCGCAAGCACCATTTGCTACGGTATTAAATGCTAGAGAAATTGTTGATGAGTATGGTGATGCCGCTGTATTTGCAAGTGGGTTAATTGTAGATGGGTTAAATGCATATAAAAACAATCTCTGGGCTGCTTGTGATAGTGTATTAGGAGTTGGTGAAAAGGTTAAAGATTTCGACTTTTTAATTATACCTCATGAACAAAGTGATGATTATAAACAATGGTTAAAGTGTGATTGGAATAGAAGAGCAAAGCAATTTGCTGATAGGTATTTCAATGGGAATATTCGTAAAGCTAGTCACTGTTTAAAGCACGTTTCCTTATGGAAGACCTGGTGCGATTTGCAGCGCGAATATAAAGAGATTGATTGGTCACTAGTAGTTGAAGAAATCGAAACATATGTAGATGCAACAACGCTTGGTGCGCAAGCTTGTGCTGGTGGGGCATGTGCTATATGAACGATTTATTAACACATTGCAATACAGACCCGTACGGATATTACGATACAGATGGTAATAGATATTTTTGTTACTGTAAAAAAGAATATGAGGTTTTAATATATCAAATTATTCTAAATACATTTAGAATAAATGGAAGATGAACTTGCAAAGCAATTAGTAGGTACATATTGCGTATGTTTTAATATAACATATTCAGAGATATCATCAGTTGTCAAAAACATTAAGAGTATTAATTCTATACAAGATTTAAACAGGTATATGGTTTGCTGCCAAAAATGCACTCTTTGTTGCCCAGATATTGAAAAAATTATAAACTTTTATAAGAAAAAATAAAAAAATTACTTTTTCTTGTGATATCTTTTTGTTGCAGCTACTCGAGTACCACCGTCATTTAATTTCTTAGCTTGGTCTCTAACAGTTGTGTTCGAATCGTGTAGCGTTAATGGTAACTTTTTAAATATATGAGAATGATCAGGCACTAAAATAGAGTTAAGTGAGGGTGCAGATAACGTAATAATGATGGGAGCAACTGTAGTGCCTGTGATCACACCGGTTTTGGCATTAACAGTTAACCCTGGAAATATTGGACCAATTGCAGCAGTTCCGAATATAGTTGCTCCTTGCAAGATACTTCCTATAACTTTAGTAGCTTCGGTAACTTGATATTCTGTCGGAGCTGTCACATGCTGGACAAATAATTCACCTTCAACAGATAACCCACCACCTATTATAACATTTTTATTTACCCCTAAATTGTCATCAATGTATATTTGTTTTTGCCGTTTATTTCTTAAACGTAATATTTCTGCAGATATATTAATAGTCTTTGCATCTATATTTATTTCATTTTCACTTCCAATATTTACTTGTTCACCAGCAACATTTGTAATCGTGCCTACTATGTTAGTACTTCCTAAAGACTTTAAATTAAGCCCTCCAGCTCCAACCATAACATTAAAACGGTTACATACATTTAAAGTATAATCACCACCCGGTAAATCTTGCACATGTACGTATTCAACTAATGGACTCTTTTCATAATTAATAAACGTCCCTCTTGTATCGACTAACATTTCATTTGATAACATCTTACCAACTGAATCGTATCTAAAACTACCAAAATTATTAATTTCCATTCCAATCGTTTCAATTTTATGTTTAGTAATTTGAATTATTTCACTCCCACCGATACCTAATTCTTTTTCTATATCAGTTAAAGCTTGCATATTAGCTTGTATCAATGTACCTAATAGTTCTTTTCTAGGGTCAAGGGCCCATATACCATCTTGTGAAGAAGTACTAAACCCTACACCACCTATACCCCATTGTATATTAGTATCATCAGTATATCTTAAAATATCTAATGCAACGCCAGGTGCAAATATAGGTTGCGGTATTGGCGGCAAGTCTGGTATATTTAAAGATGCAGG